ATACCAAATTAGGAAAATCGATTTTTCTTGGTGGCGGGGGAGCGAAATTCGTTTTTAGAATTTTCTAGGCTATGGCAACGCCTTCTTTTAGTTGAGCAATAGTCAACCCGCCTGTGTACTGGAAGTGGGCAAGCTCTTTAAAGTGCACCCACTTACCCGCCCAATCTAAACCAGACTGTTCACCAAGCGTTCCAATAGTAGACCAAACTGGGTGGCTTCCATCCCAATCAGGCTTGCCATTAACCAAAGGCACAACATCCACAGCACAGCGGTAGTTATGATAAGACTCACCAGGTCCAGCGTTCGTAACAATATTGCCTGGAGCAGTTCTCCCTTGAGCATAGAGCGCAGCCTGGCTTTCATCGTCTCTATAAGTGGATGTAATGAGGAGTTCAATTCCAGCATCTTTGCATAAGGAGATGAAGTGTTCGACCTTGGCTTTGACTTCTGGGAGTAATTCATTCAGGTCTCTTGAGTTAATCATTTTGCCCCCGAAGGTGTTGATTGATGGAGCAGTTGGTCTTTAGCCTGTGAACCAGCACTAGAGCCAAAGTAAAAAGCAATAACACCTGTCCAGGCAGTTGACAATGAGCCAAGCATAATCATTAGTTCATCTGATTTAGTCACTTTGTCCGTCATAAGGGCGTACAAAATGCCAAAGAAACCAACCGTAATACCGACTGCCAAGAATGGAGGAATCCAGGAATGAGTATTAGACTGCATAGCTCTAGCGCTAGAACGGTCTTCTACGGCTACCTTTTCAAAGTCTAAACCTAACTCCTGAGCCTTAGCCTTGAGTGCTATTTCCGCTTGCTGAACGCTTGCAATCTGGTCAGCAGTGAGCTTGCCATCGTCAAGCATTTTCTTTGCATCGTCTTGAGAAACTCCAAGAACTTTTGAAACTGCTTCATAAGCCAATCCTCCAAATGGTCCACCAAGAGCTGTAGCAATAGTGGGGGCAATCGTTTTTAACCAATCCATATCAATCCTTACAGTATTTAGGTAAGTATCCTGTCTCTCGAAATATCTTATAGCACTCTATCTCTTTGCTATTTTCCTCGAATTTCTTATGAAACTCAATATACCAACGCTCCTCTTTCCTGCGCTCCTCTGTCCAGAGATGAATCTGATACATCAAACCGCCAATGGTAAACGCAACGACAAAAACAGCAATGCAGATTGCGATTCCCACCTTGAGATTTCCTTCTCGTATACGCCTTTCGTGTGATTCGAGCAATTCCTTTTTTTTTGAGCTTTATCTAGAGCATCTTGTTCTTTTATTAATCTAGATTTTTCTGCCTCAAACTCCGTCCAGACAGCGCCTAGCTCTGGAGGCGATTCGTATACAAGCATCTGCCTTAAATCGTACTCAGCCTGTTCTAATTGCTTTTTACGCAGTACGTTTTCTAGGGCGATAGCTTGTAAGGATTTACCCTTGGGAGGATTCTTCTTGAGTTCTGCGTCAGCCTTCTTAGCCTTGTCTTGATGGTCAAAAAAAGAGCCAAGTGCACCACTCAGCTCGTTTACGATTTGAACAACTTCTCCGCCTGTTTGTTTTATTTCTTTATAGGCAGCCACTCCGCTTTTTACAGCAGAGAACGCCATCATCGCCAACGTAAACGGGTCTATAAACCCTCTCCAGGCGTGATGTAGACCGTAGATGTACCGCTAGATATGATTCTGGCGTAGGTGTTTGACGTAGAACTTACCTGAATTGCCGTAACAACCTTTTCGTTAAAAGGAGAAACAGGAATAACGAAAGAACTGCTTGTTGCATTAGGGGCAGCAATGTTGAACGAACTAGACGAACTAATTTGAACAAAAGCAATGTTAGATAAGTCTTGGTTGGTCAACAAATACTGTTGGCAAGGAGTCAATGCCGTGATGGTAGCGACATTTGACTGCACCCCCGAAGTAGATGTCAAAGCCACAGTGTTACCCATGGCTTGGAAAGCAATATTATTAGCCATTAATACACCTTTTTACCAGCGCCCCTAGTAGGACTTTGTTTAGTGTTGTAGCTAGGTGTGCCAGAGAAGTCAAAGACTGCACGGAAGCCACCTTTAGGCAACTGACCAGGAGTCCAGCGTTCCATATCAGCAGTTCCGTCTCTGGGTAACTGTGGACGTGTGGACTTGGCTATTTGCTGGTTCACCTCATGAGGTCTTTGGTGCTTAGAGTTAGCCATGTGGCTATTCTCATAAGCGTCACTCGGACTCATCGGGTTGATATTTCGGTTGTTGCTTGGCATTACTTCTCTCCTTGTTTGTTACCATTAGATAACTGAATAGTACGAATATACTCAAAGTTGCGACTCTTGTCCAATCCCCCGCCCACAGCGTGTAACAAGTCAGACCGCAACTCATCGACAACGCCAATATCGTTATCAATCGGTCTGAGATGACTTCTAAAGCTAGACGAATTAAAGCTACTGAATCCATAATTACCCCCCTTTGCGTTAAAGGTAATCATATTATCATATATCCTTATCATCTTCCTCGTCTGCGTGGTCAAAGAATCCTGAACCGTATTCATCATCCGACACTTTTGCTTTTAAAGCCTCAAGTTTTAGAGCACGGTCAATAATCTTAGTCTTGTCAGTCAGAGAAGCGGTAGGGTCTAGCATGGTAGAAGTTAGCAGGTCTGCAATAGCCTTCTCTAACGCTGGACTGATACCTTTATCTTTTTTCTTACTCATCTGCAACCCCATCTGCGTCTAGCAGCCTTGCCTCTTTCGCCTTTCCAGCTCTTAGACCTGGCGCAAAAAGACTTATGACGTGGACCAGACTTCTGGGGCGCTTTTAAATTGCTACCTGTAGCACGGTTGTATTTAGCCCTGCCTTTAGCGGTAAGTCCACCACCTGCTGCAACAGACTGCTTCTCACCTCTGCCAACGGATAGATTAGGTTTTTTGTCGCTCATCTTTTGGACTTCCTTTTGGCTGATTTTTTGGGTTTACGAGCCGTTGACAAAGCGATAGCAATAATTTGCTTCCTGGGGCGACCACCTTCTTTTGTGAGTTTGCTAATGTTTTCTGAAATGATTTCACGAGACTTTCCTTTACGTAATGGCATGATTACTCCTAGAACAGTGATTTACCTATCTCATAAGTGCCATATCCTGCCCCCGTGGACAAAATACCGTACTTAACAAATTTTTGTCTGACTTCTGCTGACTTTCTAGCAGCGTCCTGAGCTTCTGATATTGCATCAATTTCTTTTTTTAGATTCTGCAATTTATCCACAGGTAATATTTTGTTGTCAGACAAATACTTCAGCATATTCTCTGCAACAGCTTTAGACTTTTCAGGATAAAGGTTCAAATCGTCTTTAAACTTATTGATTCTTTCTCTTTGTTGACCCGCAGTCTCCGCAATCTTTGCCTCAGTAACTTCTCGCTTAGTCCCAACTTCTTTTGCTTTAGCTCCTAGTTTTTGGGCAGATTCGGACAACTTCTTAGCTTGCTGTTCGTTTTCCGCAAGTTTTTGGACATAACGATTTACACGAGTATTTAAACCTTCAACCTCATTAACCCAACCAGAGTTGTTTTTTATCCAATCAGCAGCCTGGGTAGCAGTTTTTCCTTCTAATTCATTAACTGCGTGTTGATTAGCAAATTTACGAACAGCTGCCTCATCTCCGCCTAATTGTTCTCGTAAAGCGTTAAGAGTGTCTCTGTTTTTAAAATAAGTGTTTGGATAATCTGTCGGCATCATCTTGACTCGACCAGGAACTCCCGCTTCTGTAGCAACACCTTTTTTGCCAAACAAAGTTTCGTATGCGTCTAAAGGCGTGCTAAACTCTTTGTAATTTCCTCTAGCTTTTACCCGCAAAGGAGCATGAGTATTTAACGCTTCACCAATAATATCGCTAACTTTTCTATTTGCATCCTGTTGAACAGCCGTAAATCCTTCTTTCTGAGGAGCTGACGCTTGTTCAAAATATTTTCTAAACTCTAACTCTGCTCCCATAGCGTTTTGAGATTGCTCTAAATCTTTCAACGCTTGAGTCGCATAAGCTCTACCCGCAGAACCTGCTCCTGGGTCTGTTGACATTTTTTGCAAGCGAGACAGCATTACTTGCCGTGGATTTGAAGTTTCAAAACCTTCTGCCTGTTTAAAATAATTACCAAAATCTTCAGAAGCTCTTTGCTGTCTTCTTGCTCCGCCAGTAAACTCTGTGCCAGTAATTCTGCGTTGCATTTCATCGCCTAACTCAGCGACTTTATTCGGTTTTCCTAAATCAGAAAAAGAACGAGCAGATTCTTCGCTTTTCTTTTGAGCCTCAGTTGTAAACTTTTGTTCCGCTTCTTTTAAAGCGGTTTGTTGTCTGGCGCGCTTTTCGTATTCAGCTTGAGTTTCTCCTGCTGCACGCTCTGTGATTGCTTGTTCAGCTTCCCTACCATAACCAGGCAACTTACCTCTTAACGCACTAGCTAATTCTTCTACTTTTGCACCACCGCCAGAAATCAAATCTTTAGCACTTGCCAATCCATACTTGCCTAATCCGTATAAAGCTCTGCCTCCCGTAACAACGGGAATAAACATCTCTCCAGCAGTTTCGGCTGATTTTGTGCGTTTTGTTGATTCAGGAACACCAAATTGAGTTAAGGATTTTGAAACTTCTTTGCTCGTAGGAAACATGGTTTCGCCATATTTAGGCTCACCAGGAATAAACATAGCTTCAACATCACCAGGAAAACCTAAAACGCTTTCGGCTAATCCTCTGCTAAAAGCAAGCTGACTAGAACCCATTTGGGGTTTTTCTGCTTTGGGAGAAGGAGTTTCGTCAACGGCAACTCCACCAAACTTAGAACCGCTTGGAGCACTATCTTCTACAGCAATACCACCAAATTTACTAGGCATTTTATGGTTTCCTATATTTTTTACCGTCTTCTAAATATTCACTTCCAGAAGGCAGCGCATCAAATTCCGCTTGAGTCTTAACTTCTTTTAATGCTGATTGAGGTTGACCGCCATAAGGCGTGTATTCATGAGCAGCAGATGACTTTTTAATCTGCTCAGGAGAATAGCCCATATCTTGCAAGTTGTCGTACAACACTTTACGCCTAGTATCAAGCAAAGCGTTATAGGTTTGAGGGGTATAGTTTGTTGGGTCAAGAACAGGTCCTGCTTGTTTCATCATTTGAACAGTAACTCGTTGACCAGCATTGGCAGCACGTTCAATAGCATAAGATTCAAGCAATGCGTCCTTTAAGAACAACGTTGTTTTGTCATCACCTGTTAAGGTTCTATTTACAACAGACTCAAAGTCTTCATTGTCTCCAGCCTTAGAAATAGACTTTAATTTTTCCATCCAAGGTGCTGTTTTAGCTAATAAACCAGTCCTTATTTCAGGGTCTCTTAATTGTTCTTGCAGTCTCTCAATACCACGTATACCTTGAATCATTGGTACTGCCGTTTTGTTGTTTTCTTTTAACTTTGTAGCAGTAATCTCCATTTGCTTGAGTTCTTTTTGACGACCGTACTCTAAGTCTTTTTCACGTTGTTTTTCAACAATATCTAAAGCCTTCTCAGCAATCTTTTGATTGTCTTCAACTTGTTTGTAAGCGTCTACTAACCTACCTTGAGCCACTTGAGCTTTAACAACATCACTTCCTGAACGAACGGCAGCAAGATGAGCTGCTTGTTGTCCAGCCTCTCTATCCGTGGCTGACAGCTTAATAGCGTCTTCCATTTCCTGCCTTAATGTTTTTTGCTTTTCAATCAATACTTTAAAGTTTTTATCAAACTCGTCTTTTTCACGTTTATAAAGGTCTTCTCTGCCTTTTTGATGACCTTCAAGCATACCGTTCATGGCAGACAAGGATGCTTGTGCATGACCTTTTGCCCCTACCGCAAAACCTAAAATGTTTGTAAGGGTAAACAAAAGACCCATGTCTCCCGCATCTTCTTTAGACGGGACAAATGCTGGTAATGGGTTAGCAGCAATATCTGCTTTGTATTTTTCTCTGGCTTGTCGTTCTTGTTCTGCTCCTTTTTGAAACGCAGCAGAAACTCCTGTTGCTTCTGTTTCAGACTGAGCTTGTTTTGCTTGTAATTCTTCGCCTTTGGCTTTGGTCGCCTCAGAAGATAACTCGGCTTTTTTACGCAAAAAAGGAGCTTCCATCCCCATAAGGTCGTTAACAGACAAACGCCCACCAGACTTTAACGGAGGGACATTTACTGTAGTGTCGATTGGTTTATCTTCTACATCCATTATTAAGCTCCGCTTGTTGTAACAGTAACATTACCTTGACCACCAATACCCGCAGCTCCCGCAACCGTTCTAGCAATGTTTTGAGCGTAACTAGAAGTAAGATTGTTAATATATTGGTCTTGTTGTATGCCTGTCTGAATAGCGCCTTGAGCAATCTTGTCACCCATACCTTGCAACTGAATACCAAGATTCATTTGATTTGATAACAAGCCTTGCGTCAATGTAGCTATTTGATTGACTGCTTGTTGATTGCCTACGCCACCCCTGGACTCAGCCCCTTGTGCCAACTGAGCACGAGCAGCCTGAAGAATCTGTTGGTTAGCAGGAGTGAGCTGTCCCTGGTTAGCCAACTGTTGTAATTGCTGACCCTGTTGTTGATAAGGTGCAGCCATAGACTGAAGTTGAGCCTTAGCCTGTGCAGCCTCATCTTGAGCTTTTCGCACGGCATTAGCTCCAAGAATAGACTGGACTCCACCAATTCCAAGAGCAGCATAAGTCTTAGGGTCTAATCCTGTTACGGCAGATTTAGCTCTTTCTAATAAAGATGGCTCAGGAGCAGGAGGCTGAACGGGAATAGCTTCAGCAGATGTTCCCTGAAAAACATTAGGTGAACCTACTGATTGGGCAGCTAAGTTTTCTTGAGAAATTTCAGATTTTCTAAAATCAGCTTGCGGGTCTCTAATAGCTTCAATGGCTGGAGTTATTCCTTGTTGTTGAGCAGGAAGATTTAAATAAGCATCCGAAGGAGTTGTTAATGCAGGTAACTCCGAAGGTGTTCCAGATGAAGGTGTTGCGACAGGAGAAGAAACCGCTTCAGACGCAGGAGGAGTGGGTGTAGGAGCTTGCTCTGTTGCAGGAGATGCCCCTGTAATTGATAAGCTATCTTCTAACTCATAAGAAGGAATACCTTCGGGAGTAATACGACCAGAGCCACCACGCTTCTTTAATAGCTGTGCTTCTTCTTCATTAATGAAGGCTAGTTTGTGTCCAGGAGGAGCTTTTGCTTGAAGCAATTTAGCAATTTGGCGAACATCTCCGCCCATGCCTGTAAGTTTTTTAATTGCGCTCATAAGTTTAAGCCTTCCTTCAATGATGAATATTTATCGCCCCACGCCAACTCTGGGGATTTACCCGTGCTAGGGTCTAGCTCTGTACCGCCAGGAGAACCGCCAGTTGTACTAGAAGTTGTACCAGTTGTACCGCCTCCCGTAGTCGCAACGCCTAGTCCACCTATCCCTGTTGACTTTGGAGCTAAAGCCGTACTTATTCCAAAGCCAAATACGCTTTGTAGCGCATCTTGTTGAGCCTTGGTTAAACCTGGAGTTGTCTGTGGTGCAGACGTAAGTGTATCTTGAGGGGTAGCCTGAGTAAACCCGTAATCCACCCCGCCAGGAGTTACCGTTGGGTTAGCTAGGGTGTATTGAATACCTGGTTCTTGAGGAGCGCCAGGCGTTAAGGTCTCACTAGAAGAAAAACTAGAAGGGGCTTTTAAGCCAGGTTCGCCAGAAACATTAGGGTCTGTGGATAACGTAAGTCCTGTGCCAGACATCGTGCCAGGAGAGGTAGCTGCAGAGACTTCCTGCGCCCCTAACGCTGCTCCGCCTGATACTGCGCCCCCTGTGGCTGCGCCTTTTAAAATATTTTGACCTGTTAAGGCAGCCTGAGTAGCACCCCCCGCAGCACCCCCCGCAGCAGAGGCTACAGGGCTTGTACTGCCAGTTGCCGCACCCTCTACTGGGGTAACACTAGGAGCAACCAACTGAGTGACTTCTGAACCTACTCCTGCACTGGCAGCAGACGTGGCTATTTGTTGTACGTTGCCTCCGTTGGCAGCAGTAACTGCAGCAGCCCCTACCGCAGCAGCTTGAGTAGCAGTCAATCCTGAAGCAAGTGCGCCTCCAGGACCTAAAACAGACGTTACGGCAAGGGTTTCAATGATGGGTAATGGGTTTTTAATAACGGCATTAGCTACGTCAGTAACATCCCTAGAGATTGTATTTACTGCGCTTGTAACCGCATTTCCTACGCTAGATACTGCACCACCCATATTACACCTCCACCACGACAGTTTGTTGACCATTAGGCATAGGCTGAATCTTGTACTTTAGTCCCGCCATCTTCAAAACTCTCTCAATTTGAGGGTTGCCCATGTGAAATCTGCCCGTATGAAACTTAGCTACTTTCATGGCTTTAGCAAATTCTTTTACATCCTTGACCAACTCTTGAGGCGTAGCAGCAGTGTCCATAGCCACATCTACAGTACCATTACCCAGGTTGTAATAAGAGAAAAGACTGTTTCCAGACCGCATAATCCTAAACTTAGGGTCATCATGGACTAATTTGGTCATGGCAGCATATATCCGCTTAGGGTCTTGTCCTGACCTTGCAAGGCTATGTTGCAATATTTCTATAGGTTGCATCTTAGCCATCACACTACTCCTAAAGCGGTTGCTATTTGCTGGTGAATATCTTGGTGTACACCTAGCCAATCATAAAAGTCATCTTCTACGTTAAAGTCAGCGTCTAGCAACTGAAACGGATTATCCAGGCTCAAAATAGTCGCTAAAGACTCGTGCATCTGGTTGTGAATAAGTAGCCAGTCATCAATATTAGATGGGTCTATTTCTTCTATAGGATAGAAAGGTGTTTCTATGCCCTTGCTATTGAGTGTTTCGTAGAATAACTGATGTTGCAAATAGTTTTCAAACGCAAGCCTACCGAGACCTTGGACATCCCCAAATTCTACGTAGGCTAAATCATTTTGATTCACTTATCCGCCTTGCTATCTAGCTTGTTGAAAATCTGTTTACAAATATCTTTAATCTCGCCTACATCTCTGTGATAGTCTTCTTTTGTCACATAGTCTTTTGGCATATCTCTAACATCTGCGTCCAGACGTTCTATAGCCTTGGTGATATTGTTAAGCACCCATCCCGCAAGAAATCCTGCAATAGTTACGACAATATCAAATAGTTGTTGTAGTTCCATGTTAGACAGCATAGTAAGGTACTTTTACGACAGTGCCATTTAAATCAAAAAGCATATATCCTTGCGGAACAAGTGGGATACTAGCCGTAGACATCGTGGCATTGGCGTTAGTCGTAGCAGTGTGATTGGTTGCTTGTACGTTAATTGTTCCACTGCTAATTGTTACATTGCTTATGCTTATGCTAGACAGTGTGTTTGAAAACTGGTTTAAAGTACCACCTCCAGTAGAGATAAGCACTTGACTGTTAGACCCTGCACTTCCTGTAATTGTTAGAGCACCGTTAGCGTTAACGCCAAAAGCGCCTGTTGTCAGTGCACTTGTTCCATTTCCAATAACAAACGAATTAGAAGACAATGAGCCAATACCCGTACCACCATTAGGAACAGGCAAAATACCAGTAATGTTTGCTGCAGGTATTGTTGAACCCGATAAATTAGCCGTAATGTTTCCGCTAGTAACAACCGCATTTCCTAGTGTCAAATTACCTACAGTAGAGGTCGTGCTACCAAGCGTTATGGTTGCGTTGCCCAATGTTGCTGTACTGTTAGATAAATAACTATTAGGAAATGTTGCACCTAATGCGTTAATAGTAATGGTGTTGTTACCATTTAACGTCATTGCGTCTGTTGTTGAGTTATTGCCTACAAAGTGAACAGCATTATTAGTAATAGTACCAATAACTAAATCTACGTTACCAGAATAAGCGTAAACAACATTCGAGTTATAAAACCTTCCAGTTCCAGAATAAGTGCTAGATGTAATTCCAAAGTCGCCATAAGCACTACCAGTGTCATTGACAACCGTAAAATCAGTAGACGCTTGATTAGCGTTGCTGAGATTTTGTGCAACTATCTGTACGTAACTGTTAACATTTGAAGCATAAGACGCAACAACACCTGTGTCTGAATAAGATAAATTGCCATAAGAAAATACGCCAATATTTGAACTTGATAATATATTTCCTGTGCCAA